CGGCTTCTTTATTATTGAACGTATATCTATTACATATAATTATAAACAATCACTCACATGAGATTGTTCACGATTAATCGTCTGTAATAAAGGTTGGTTGACATTAGGTTTGAACGACCTGCGCCCTTTGTAAGACCTTCAGCGAATGGGTTTGCAACCATTCCGTAACGAGTCTTAAATCCAATCTTTGGCTGGAATGTTGACTGATCAACTGCACGTACCATCTGTAGAGGAACGTACGGGCAGTAGAAGATACCAGCATCGAAGGCACTTGAACCCTTGTAACCAACAGTAACATAGTTACCACCGATTGCGTAAGGATCAATATAGACCTTTAGGCGACCATTTAGAACACCTGCGAAGGTATTACCTGTATCGTCAACCTGTAGGTTGTTTGAGTTAAGAGCAGGAGTGTAGTCTAGAACACCGGCCATCTGAAGTGCAGACGCAACGTCTGAAGAACAGATGATGATATTACCCTTACCACGACGTGTCTGCTTCGCAATAGCGTTACATTCACGTTCTAGCTGGAACATAAGACCCTTGAACTTTTCAACTGACCAACGGCCGTTTGAATCTGTATCTAGGTCGAATACGCCAGGAGTAGTTGTGTTAACCTGTGCACCTGGAACAGCTGTGATGTTGATTGTACGAACAACTTCACGGTTGATTTCAGAAAGAATTTCTGCAGAAAGAATATTTGACAATTCTGTCTCTGCATCAAGGCCGTGAATTGCCTTCAAGTCCTGTGCAAGTTCCATTGTGTACTCTGCCTTTAGGGCGCGAGTATTTGCTGTTACTGACACACGCTCGATGGTGAACGCCATCTGAGGGAAGGCAGCATTAGAATCAGCACCAAGTGCTTCTGCCTGTGATGTTGACATACCCCAACCAGTGTTGTATGATGAGTTACCTGTTAGCGGCGTGGTGTTAGATGCGCCTGGGAATGAACCAGTGAAGCCGCCACCAAATGCGTTAGTGTTACCTGAAGTTACTGAAGAGAACGCTGTGTTAACTTCGTTGTAGAAGGTTTCGTTGTCCATTACCTGGCCGTTTGCGAAGCCGTCTGCACCAGTCTGGTTAGCATAACGTGAACGCATTGCGAAGATAAGGCCTGTAGGACCAGTCATAGGCTGGACACCACAAATGTCATATGCAATAAGGTTAGGCATTGCACGGCGAACTAGAGAAATCAACACAGGGTCGAAGGTATCAATACCACCGGTACCTGCTGTTGATGATGATGAACCCATAGCGTTAACAGGTACTGTTGACGAGGTTTCTGTAAGTGTTTGATAATCACCATGAGAAGAAGCTTCACGAAGCGCCTTCTGGGTATTCTCAAGCATAAGAGCTGTTACTGATCGGCGGTGGCTGTCCTTGATTTTGCCAAGAGCGTCATGATCGAGTACTGGAGCCCATTTCTTTTGGATGTCTTCTGCGAGATACATTTTTTTTTCCTTTGTTATAAAGTTGTTAATGTTATTTATATTTTTGCTGTTTTTGAAGCGACTTTAATCCACTCTTCGGTTACTTCATAAGGCTTAAGAAACTTTCTTTTTGTTCCGTTTGTATATAAGGAAGTCCCTATTCTATCTTTACCGTATTTTTCACTCATTTTTGGCTTAGACATTAGTCTCTTTGATTCTATGGTATGTTTCTTACCATACATAGGGTTTAAATCTCCAAATCTAGCTGATTGAAACATAGGATTAGTTTCTCCACTGTGACCCATTAGTTTTTTGGACTCCTCAGGGTGTTTCATACCTAACTTATTTGGCGGTCTTCCTCCACCTTGATTAATATTCCAACCTATATTTTCGATAGGTCTTAATTTATTTTCAATACAATAACAATATTCTTCTGAACCTTTTAGTAATATTGTACATATAATTTCATTAGAATATTTATAAAATGCATTACATAAATGGTTATTAGTGCTTCTTTTATGTTCGTTTAATCTTTTAGAAACATTTGTGGTTACACCAATATAACCTTCAGTAAGTATATTTTGATGATTAGGTAGGTGTAACCAATAAACAGAAGCAGTATTCATTTATTACTTTTTGACTGTTCTTGAG